CTTATTCTCTTCATAATGATGATGATGTTCTACATATTGTGTTTCATCCTTGTCATCGTTTCTAGTAACTGCCCAAAATAAAAGAAATATAATTCCAGGGATTATTAATACTATAGTACAACACATGAATGCCCCCAAGTACAGAGCTATGTTATTCCCAAGATTAGCCAAGTAATTCCTCCAAAAAGTAGAACTCTTCCTCATGCTTGTCTTTATGCTTCAATGCTACGTACATATGTGACAAGTCTCCATTATACTTCCATCCACAGTCTTCACACTTGAAATTCACTTTAATATTACCCAATCTACATACACCAATGACTTATATAAATCTTACCAACCAAAATTTTTCAGGTGCCTTCGGCACGTCAGTTCCAATTCCGAAGCATACGTTTACGAAAGTAGTCAATGAAATGTTGTTTAAGGCCACGCTTACCGTATATACTTTGGATGCGTTCGCTATCATGGTTATGTAAAACGACACGACCGTTGTAGTAGGGGTACATTATACAATCCTTATGTTGTTCGCAGTGCTTAAGTCCGATGGCATGGCCACATTCATGGATTAGCGTATGTACCATGTTATATGTACGAAGTTTAGTCTTAGTGTTAGGTGGGTACTTGTCAGGAAATACCTTATGTGCATTTACTGGTTTACCATTAGTTGTCCAAATAACAGAGTCGTTAAACGTTATATCTCCCCCAATCTTCGATCCATTGGGAAAGTATGCATATGCTAGAGTTCCTGGCCTATCTCGGAACATTTTATCATTATCTTTTGTCTCAAATTTCATTTCTATATCTGCTGTACCTTCTACTCTTTTAAATCTAATATCTCTGGTCCTCAACCCCCACTGCCTCAGTGCTATTGCAAGTGCCTTATCTTCAAACTTGCTGTCAGGGAAGTGTTTTGATCCATTAGTTACCCTATAAGTTACATACCCAAATTTTCTTCGTCTTACTTTCTTAGGGTTCCATTTCCCCTTATACTCATCTATTGGATTATATTGAAAGTCAACATCTAGGTTACAGTCAAATTTCTTATCATTATCCTTAATGACACAAAATATGGCCATATTAACACTTCAGGTTAAGATTCTTACAATATTCATCAAAGCCAGAATTACTATTTTGTGTAAAAGTAATTTCAGGCAGTACGCTTATGTTTGCCTGTGCTAACAGTGCGATCGATAAAAATACTGCTAGAACGATTAATGATACAAATATTCCGAAATGATCTACATTCATGGATAACCACCGAGTTGACTAGCAATTCCTCTACAAGTATCTGTTGATGCTGTAATTTGGAACCAACATGACTTATCCATACCTTCTGGTATATGATCCATATATATAAAAGTTATGTATAAACCCCATACTAGGAGTATTAATAGGCCACTGATAAGCATTACTTTATGCTGGTTCTTCATCTCTACCATCTAGTTTATCTTCTAATTCGCTTAGTTTATCTTCAGATAAAAAATTAAGTTTCCAAAACGTTCTTTTGGCCTGTACAGTTATCTTCTTTGGATTTTTGCCAAAACATAGAGTAAACCAGTCAAACAACTCACTATAGTCCTCTGCCTCTAATTCCACCATTATCTTAAGGACACCCTTTCTAATGCGTCTATTAATCTTTCATATAATCCATTATCCTCTTGTTTTATTAGTATGGCCATTCCTTCTACGAAACCAGCAAATGATCCTATCCATATGTCTTGCTCTTCCTTACTTTTGAATTCAGGCATATCTGTATCAGATTTTAGTTTAAATGAATTGCAAAGAAATTCGGCAGCATTATGTATTATCTCATGTTCCCTCATAACCTGTGGAGTATTTAAATCGTAATAAAGATTGTGGGCTGGGTAGTAAAGCCAGTCCTCCCTTTCGTATGAATCTACTCAGGTATGCGTACTCACACCACCCACAACTATATAAATACCATATGTATTATAAAGTTATGGTTAAATTCGGTAGAACAGAAGAGGAACCAAAACCTAAAAAGACTTGTAGTTGCACGTTCGATAGACGAGATGTCGATTGTAAACAGCATGGTGGCTAGTTACAAAAACATTACAGTTCTTTAACAAAGTTTATATATTGTAGGTATAAACAGTAAATATGGGTTTTGTAGATACACTGAAAGGTATATTCAGTTATAGAAGTAAATCATTTACAGAATCAACCGTAAGACCTAGTATTGCCCAACCCTATATGGCTACCGATACAGGAGCCAAACTGCCAATATTTCCATTTCCTCTTATAATGATCTATGAGCTTGCAGATAATGTAGATGCTCTTAGAATACCTATTGAGACAGTTAACCGTGAGATGTTTAAGAATGGTTTTGAGATAGTAGAGAAGTGGAAGTTTAAATGTGCTAACTGTTCAAAGGAATTCCAATACGCACCACTAGCAGGTGATCAGAGAGATGAACAGCCAAACTCAACAAATGAAGATAATGAGAGTACAATAGGTTCAACAACATCATCAAAGGCATCCAAGAAGCCACAATTCCCAGTAAGACAACCATCAAGTAATTTGGAAGGTCCATTACAATGTGATACTTGTGGTAGTCATGACCTACGAAGACCAACACCAGAAAACAGACAGGTGTTAGAGGATATGTTGAACAACTCAGTCAATGCAAACGAGCAATCATTGGAAGATGTAATAAGAATGTTGGAAAGAGACTTGGAGATTGCAGATAATGCATATCTATTAGTGTTAAAGAATTATTGGATTGATGATGCTACAGGTGAAATAGACAATGAAAAATCAGAAATTAAAGAGTTAATAAGAGTAGATCCACCTCAAGTCGCTATGATTGCAGATAGTGATGGTAGAGTTGGTTATGATGATAAACATAATCCAGTTTTCGTTTGTCCAAAGTTTGAGCACCGAGGAAAGAGACTTACTGGAGATAGATGTGACGTATGTGGTACAAAAGCATTGAAGGCAGTAGTTGAAGTTAACTCTGTTTACTCCATTGGTATACCACAACCAAAGAGAGTTATCTACGGAGAGGGTGAGGTAATTTGGAGAGCAGGTAAATATAGGCCAGGATTACTTTATGGTTATTCTCCTATCTATGCAGTATGGTCAAAGGTAATGTCTTTGTCACATATGGATGAATATATTAGAAAATATTTCGATAAGATGCGACCTCCAAGAGGTATGTTAGTAATTGCTTCACGTAATTACGAAACATTCAGAAAGTCTTGGGATGCACTTGAACAAAAGGCAACAGAAGATCCATATATGATACATCCACTGTTAGTTGAGTCTGACAAGCCAGGTGGTAAGAATATGGCACAATGGTTGGACTTTACAGGTTCACTTAAAGAATTAGAGTTTATTGCAGTTAGAAAAGAACTTAGAATGATTATTGGTGCAATATACGGAGTACTTCCATTATACTTCGGTGAATTACCAACTGGTTGGTCTCAGGAAGGTTTGCAGGTTACAATTACAAATAGAGCAATCAAATGGGGCCAAGACATTCTATTAAAATCATTCTTAGCAAAGTTAGCAGCATTAAGAGGTATTGATGATTGGGAGTTAAGATTAAAGTCTGGAGAAGAGACAGATAGATTAAGAGACTTGCAGATACAAGGAGTAGAGATAGAGAACATGAAATCATTGCAAGGACTAGGATTTGAGATAAGCAGAACACATACAGGTGAATTCAAAGTTTCAAAGGATCCAGTTGTTACTACAGCAGAGATGGCTGGTATGGAAGGGGATGAGGCAACAAATCCCAATGCACCTGTAAAACCAGGTGGACGAGGTAGAGGTACAGCAGCACCTAAAGAAGACCAGCAAAGGTTTGAAGGAGAACCACAGCATAAACTTCCATCTAAAGTAGGTGGTATAGCAGGTGGACATCCAGCAAGTGGTCATGGAACATCATTAAGTAGAAAGAATTTCCCAGATGGTATAACACCAGCGAATTTCAATGCAGTTAAACAAACATTACAAACATCGGTAGACTTTGGATGGACAAAACAAAAAACAGAGTCTGAGTTAAGAAGTAAAGCATTTATGACAGTAAGACAAGCTAGACAAATAGTTAAAGATGAATTAGGTCAAACAAGGAGGTGGGAAGATGACGAAGAAAAAGAGTAAGGGCGATCAAACAAAAGCAACGGTAAAAGTAAAGCCAAAGGCAGAAATAAAGTTTGTAGATAAGATTGAGGAGCAAGCAGAGAAGTTTAACAAGAAAGTAACAAAAGAATACAACGATACTATAAAACGAGCAGGCTCAGTTTACACTGCTAATTTTAAACTAATAGACGATACAATAGAAGAAATAAAGAAAGCAAGTAGAAAGGTTTCTACTAATGACTACTCTGCAAACAATGTATATATATTCTTACAGGATGCTTTAAAGAGAGTTCTTAAAGCAGAGAAGTAATGGGTACTAAACTAAATGTTGATACTGGTGGCTTAGACATTGGTAAAAAACTTTGGGATAAGCATCAAGCCGATGAATATACACACGTAGACAATTACAAGGAAGCTATATGTATAAACTGTTTTTCAAAAGACGCTACTGCTGCCACTATAGTTGATATATGTGGTGAATGTGCAGGTAAACGTGGAAGAGAGCCATTACTTGCAACTGTAACACAGAAGATGTATGGCCTATGTTTCTTTTGTGGGAAACATAGATTCAACATTGAGCAGATAAATGCAAGATTTTGCAGGAAATGTCATAGAAAGATTGCAAATGTTACAAAAGAATATAATAAAAAAGGTGGAATGTTCGGTGCAGATCCATTCTGGATTTCCATGCGTAAGAAACATGGTAAGGATTGGAAACATATAATGAATAAGAACTTAGGAAACAGACGATAATTTAAATATAAAGAAAATATCATCCATGTATGGTAGAAGAAATATTTCCAAACTTAGGCTATGAAGTTATACTTATAGTCATAGGTATATTTTTGTCTGGTCTAGCAGCAAGTTTTATTGGCAGACTCAAAAAGAGGCAGGATTGTCTAGAACAAATACAAAAAAATGTAGAAGAGTTGAACAAAAGGTCTTATCGCATAGAAAAGACCATTATTATTCTTGCAAAATTACAAGAGGATACAATATCAAAAACTCATCCTGAACTCAAGACCGAGTGGGAAGAAATTGTAAAGGAGTTATTAGACACAGAGTTACAATATAAAAAACTTACTAAGTACGATCACTGAGTTTTTTACGAGGCATTCCGTCTAAACTCATTCCTTTTTTATATTTAACTAGATCTGGTGGAGACAATGTGAATTCCAACAGCCTTTCTAGGTTTTTTAAACTTTTATTAGTTTCTTTTAATAGAGATATTATCTCACTAAACCCTGCTGCTCTGAATATAAAACTAGACAAATAGGTTCAGCCTATCATGTGTCATATCGTAGTATTTATTTTTGAATCTTATCATTGCTTTCTTATCAGGCCTTCCACCAACTACCCTGTCTACCTTAAGAGATAGTAGTGGCTTTCTAAATCTTCTAGGATAAAACTGTAATTCATTAGTTGTTGGGTTATAGTATATCTTTTCTTTCTCTACTTGTATTTCATTACCACAAAGAAAATCAAAACAAGTACCATTTGTAAAATGTACTATAGTTCTTTCTAATGATGGTCTCATTTTTATTTTATCTGTATGTGTAATAACCCATAACTTGTTTGTTGGTATAGAGTCAGCTGCATCATAACCCTCCGTGGGTCTTATGAAAAAATCTAATATGGGGGTCTCATATGTATATGCTTCTTGTTTACCTTTGTAAAAGTTCTCATAATCTTTTAAATTAGTATAGACGTATATGCTACTAGCCATGGTACTGTATGAATATACTTAAATATAAAGCCTTCCATAGTTCCATATGGCAAAGAGATGTAAGTGTGGTAAGAAGAAATACGGTTATGGAGATGGAGACCACGAAGTATGGATATGCTATAATTGTGGATCGTTTGACGGTAAGGCAAATGGAGACCAAGCATTCGTAGAAACCATAATGGCGAACCCACCGATTGTATTAGCCTTAATAGAATCAAAACAACTCGTTCCTATTAGGGATTAAAATGTCGGAATTCGAGTCATATGTTAAAGAAGAACTTAAAAAAATTGAAGAAAAAGTC